CGACAACAGGAAATGTAGATCTTGGTGCATTAGAAAAAAGCCGTTTAGCAGGTGAAGTGCCACAGACTGCTGAAGTGATGGCACAATTAACGGGGCAAACTCCTCAACAGGATATAGCCGCAGGTGCAGGACAAGTACAAACTGCTGTTATTGCACAGCCTTCTCAAGCAGGTGCAGTTACGGCAGCAGAAGCTGACATAGCTAAACCTCCAGCTGAAGTTACCGCAGCAGAGTCGGCAGGTGCTGTAGCTCAAGCGCAAGCTCAAGCGGCACAAAGCGCGTTTGACCAACAAATTATTGCAGCGCAACAAAATCAATCTTCTGTATCTCAAGTTCAAGCAGCACAAGGTACAGCTAGTTTAATTAACAGCCCAGCTAATCGTGAAATACAAGCTGGTGAGTTAATAAGCCCTTCTGCTAATGCTGAAAAAGCATCCGCATATGCAGAACAAATACAGGCCGCTGAAGCGTCTCCTACTGACAAAGCTACAGTGCAGGGGCAACTAAACCAACTATATTCTGACTTTGACGGTAAAAATCCTCCTGCATGGGCAGCAGGTGCTATGCGGGCAGCTAATGCTGCTATGGCTGCACGTGGTTTGTCTGCGTCAAGTCTAGCAGGACAAGCTGTCATACAAGCTACAATGGAAGCTGCTATACCTATAGCTCAAGCTGACGCATCTGTATTTGCACAATTTGAAGTTCAGAACTTGAGTAATCGTCAACAACGTGCTATGCTTGCAGCGCAGCAACGCGCTCAGTTTATTGGACAAGAGTTTGACCAAGCATTTCAAGCTAGAGTAGCTAATTCAGCTAGAATTGCTGACATAGCTAATATGAACTTTAATGCAGAACAACAAGTAATATTAGAAAACTCTCGTGCAGCTAACACAATGAACTTAGCAAATTTAAGCAATAAACAAGCCGTTGTAATGGCAGAAGCTGCTGCCTTGTCACAACTAGATATGGCTAACTTGAGCAATAGACAACAAACTGCTGTACAAAATGCACAGAACTTTTTACAGGTGGATATGGCTAATCTTAGCAGCACACAACAAACGGCTATGTTTAATGCTCAATCTCGTGTCCAAGCTATATTAACTGACACTGCGGCACAAAATGCTGCACGTCAGTTTAATGCTACTAGTGAAAATCAGACCAATCAATTTTTTGCTTCATTAGGCGCACAAATAAGTCAGTTTAATGCTAGTCAGTCTAACGCTATGGAACAGTTTAATGTTGGGCAAACCAATGCAATTAATCAATTCAATGCAAATCTACTCAATCAGCGTGAACAATTTAATGCACAAAATTCATTGGTAGTAGCACAATCTAATGCTCAATGGCGTAGGCAAATTGCCACGCAAGATATAGCAGCTATAAATCGTGCTAATGAATTTAACGCTACTTCCGCATTGGGCGTGTCTACTAATGCATATAACAATATACAACAGTTTTATAGAGACACAATGTTTAAGGCAATCGAGTCACAAGAAAATGCGCTTGATCGTGAGACACGCATAGCTACCGCTATACTTCAAGCCAATAATGCTAAAGATATAGCTAATATAAATGCTGACGCTGCGGGTGATGGTGATATATTAAAAACAATAGGTGACATTGGTAGTACTATAGCTAAAATCTTTTTCTAAAAGGAACTAGATAATGAAAACTAAAATTGATGCAGCAGAACTATATAGAAACGCTATTAACCGTTCTAAGCGTTCAGCCGTAAACAATAAACCAAAAACTTTCTCTAGAGGTGGCGCTCTTATGGGCCGTATGCAAGAAAACGAAGATGACATGGAAATGGGTCTATCTATAGAAGATAAGATTAGAGCCCTATATAGCGCCCAAAGACAATCGCTGAAGGAAAGTTTATAATGCAAGAACGAACGTATATGTTTGAAAGTGCTATTCCGGGTGAAAGCCTAACGGGAGAACTGGGTGCAAAACCCTATGAAAATCCTCCCGAACTTCCTTCTGTAGAAGAGGCGCTAGAATATTACTCCGCAAGTTTGCTCAGTGAACAACTTATGGGCCGTATTGCAAGTCAGTTAGATGCAGGCCGTAAAGTTACAGAATTAGCTGAAATGATTGTTGTTAGTAGTGTAGCTTCTGGAAAACACACATTAGACGTAGCTGTATTGGTACTTCCTGTAGTTATGGAAATATTAGGTCTAATTGGTGACATGTACAAAGTAAATTATAATATGGGTACAGAAGAAGATAAGGAAGCTGCTGAAGATCACTTAGTTAAGTCGGCCTCTAATATAATCAGTGATGAAGATCGTATGGCAGAAAATGCTTTGTTTAATGATGTTGACGATATGCCCGAAGAAGAAATGGGTGTGGAAGAACCAGTTCCTATGGAACAGCCTTCTGGTTTAATGGCACGGAGATAAAACATGGCTATAAGTTTTGGTAGAGCGGCTCTAGCTTTTACAGGTGGTGTAGCAAGAGGCATTGGAGAAGCAGAAGACGAAGCAAGAAAGCAAAAGAAACTTGATGAAAGAGCTTATCTAGATAGATATACGCAGGCTGCTCAGAATGCTTTGCGCTTTGCTGAAACAGACAGACAAGAACGTAACACGAAAGTAGATACGCATAGAAAAAATTTAGGGCTTATAACTGCTGCTATAAAAGGTACAGGCGCAACTGATGAGCAGGCTAGACAAGCCGCTGCACAGATATACAAGCAAAATAGAACGGCAGAAGGCGCTCAAATTGCTGCCAAAAGAATAGAAAATGCATTATCAAGCTTTGAAAATGATCCAGAAGCAAGGATGGAAGTATATAACGGCTTAAAAGCCACATTTGATCCTGCCGCAAGTACAAGCTTAGACGAATTTTCTCAGTACCTTGCTGGTCCTAGCACATCTATGAAAACATATATGCCAGACATGCCTTTCTTAGATAATAGAACTAAGCTGCAAAAGTTACTGGGTAGGGAAGTTGAAGAATCAGAGAGCGTCAAGCAAACACGTACTATGTTTGAAAGCATGGGTAGAAAACCTACTGATGTTCCTTCATTAACTATACCCGAAGGTAATATAACTCTGCCGACAGAAATTTCTGATAAATCTGCTCAACAGCTATCTGATATGTACTTTAATATAGCTAGTAGATTTAAGGACAAAGATCCCGTAAGATACGATGCGTATATGACAAAATATAACGAGCAGCAAGATCGTATTAGGGAAGAAGCATTAAATAAAAAGATTAAAGACGCTAAAGCCCCTCTATCTGTTAAAGAAATAACCAATATTGCAGAAGAGCAAATGAAACAGGTAGAATTTATGGCTGGTGACGTAGAAAGATACAAAATGCTTAGTGGTGAAGGTGCATTAAAAGAGGGAGATGTTGCTGCTGTAGGCTCACGCGAAGCAATCTTCCGTATGTATAAACATGCACAGTCCTTACCTGATTCTGGTGATACCAGAGCATATTTGAAAAATATCGCAAGTGCTGGTCGTATAGTTGGTATAAGTCCTCCTGTTGATAACGCTACAGGCAAAGAAATCATGTCTTTTGAAGACATGATGAGTGCATATAATGAAACAAGGCTGGGTACAGCAAGCTTATCTACATATAGAGATATTGTCCTAAACGGCAAAAAAGCTTATGACGCTAAAGACGGTACTTTTACTACGTTACCTGCTACAACGCAGGCCGCTGTATTAGCATTGTATGATCCAAAAACACAAGAGCGGATGGGTAAAACGCAAGATGAGGTTATTCAAAACATAGGAGAAGCCTTTTTCTTGCCCATGCAGGGCTCAGGAAGAACTGTAATTTATGATATGAAACTTAAACAACTTTTTGGCATAGGAAAGTAAATAAATGAACCCTGAAGTCTTAAAGGCATTAGAAAAACAATTTCGCGTTACTGTTACATTAGACGATGTTCAAGAACCTGTTCAAGAACCTGTTCAAGAACCTGTTCAAGAACCTGTTCAAGAACCTGTTCAAGAACCTGTTCAAGAACCTGTTCAAGAACCTGTTGTTGAGCAAACTAAACAAGAAGTTGAAACTACAAATATTCCGCTGCCACCTCGTAGACCAGAAGAACTCACAACGGATACATCAGAAGAGCCTGTAAGTGATAAACCTAGATATACATTATCGCCTGAATATGCAGCTAAACTAGAAAAACAAAAAGAATACGTTTTAGGTAAGGTAGCAGAAAAGAAAGAAAAGGTAAGATTAACTGCTAGTGAAAAGACTAAAGAGCTAGTTGCAGATCAAGAGTTTATGAATAATTTAAGGTATACGTACAAAGATTTGTACGGGGATGAAGGTGTTCAAGCTACAGACGAAACAGACATTGAATACTTTAATAGATTTATGTCTAGCAGACATAGAGCGTATATGACCAACGAGATAGACGCTATTCAATTAATGCACAGAATACAAGACACAGACGAGCGCGGAAAGTTAGCCTTTGGTATGGTTTATTCTACCATTGAAGAAAAAGCTCCATCTCTGTTTAATATGTCTTATGAAGAAGGTGCTAAATGGTATGAGCCAACCATAACAAAGGGAGATCAGTCTATACCAGAAATGGCTCGTACTGTGCTAGACAATATTTATTTTAGCGCATACTCTCCTTCCAGCGTAGTTTCTCTTGGTGCTGGTGTTCTTACTGGAGGGGGTAGTACGACAGTAACAACTCCTTTAAGACAAGCCCTTATGAGTAGAATACGTAGAGCTATTATAAATAAGTCTACCGTTACAGCCGGAATTAGTGGTTCAGCTGTGGCTGGTTTAGGTGATCTTTCACTACAACAAGCAGAAAGATTATCACGTGTAGATCCTAACACAGGTGTATTTGATCCTAATGTAAGCCCCGATGATTTAGATCTTAACTATACACGTGCTGGTATAATTGCTGGTGTAACAGCTATACCAAGTATGGCAGAAGGCGCTACTGGTAGAAAATTTAGACAGCAAAATATGAAAGATGTAGCTGCTAGATTAGCTAATATTAATTCTAATATGGCAGCAAAAGCTGCTGAACGTCAAAATGAGTTAATAGAACAAATAGCAGGTAATCCAGAAACAGGCCGTCAAACAGCCGCTATTTTAGAATTAGCAGAAACGATAGACGAACCTCTTGCAAAGGGTGTTAGCCCTAAAAAACTTATAGAAACAGTAACCGAAGGTTTTACCTTTGTTGATAATGTTCCTGATAAAGAACTAGCAGAAGCATATCGTGCTGTATCTAATCCTAAAATGTACGCAAAAATGGCAGAAGTTTCTGTTTATATGCAGTTAGACCTTAACAAGAAAGGTTTATTGCCAGCATTGGGTCAAAGAGTAGTAGATACATTTACTGGCTATCGTCCTAATAGGACAGGCTTGTCTAGTATAACTCAAGTTATAGCAGATGGTCTTGATGGTATTGATAAAATACTAATAGGTGGACGTGACATTGTTGATGAAGGTCCAGTAAAAGGTAGACTACAAAGATTTGCTGTAAAATTAACAGATCAAGAAGCTGAAGATGCTATTGACAGTCTAGAAGCAGCACTAAAAAATGCAGATGTTTCACCAAAAGAGTTTGTTACTTTTATGTCAGCATATACAGATGGCTATATACAAATGCCGTCTGGTTCAGCTAAAGGAACAGCTGGTGATCTAGTAAAAGCACAAGTAGCTGAAAGTGCTAAATTAATGGCTGGCAGCAGCAATGCCGCTAAGATTATGCTACAAAATCTTGGGCCTTTAATGGAGACAGATCCTGTTCTAAAGAAATTAATTGAAACACGTTATGCTGTCAAAAACAATACTGTAGGCATGTTAGACACAGGCATATCTGCTTTGAGACAGATAGAACGCGCACGTATCTCTACCATGACTTCTCAGCTGATAACAACTGCACGAAATGCTAGAACAGGTCTATATACAGTTGGTCAGAAAACAGGAGCAGATTTTATTGACTCCTTTATCTTTCACACAGGTCAAGCCGTTAAGACTGTTGCAGCTGGTAATATAAGTCTTAAAGGTGCTGTTAAAGGTACTGGAAAAGGTATTGTGCAAGTAATTGATGATACTTTTTCTACTCTAACAAATCTTACTAGTGGGTTATATTCTGGAAGAGGTACTGCTGTACTACAGGCATCCCTAAGTAATAACCCTCGCGCTATGAACAGACTACTAAGGTATCAGTCTGATATTTCGGGTGCAGCGGGTACAAAAATGGGTAAGGCTGTTCAAGGTTACACAGAGTTTATAAACCAATTAAATTCCGTGACAGATGCATTTTACCGGAGATCTTTTTATCTGAACTCTTTAGATAGAAGATTTAAAAATCTTATGCGTCAACATAAAGCAACTCACGGTACAGAATATATGGGCGGTAAATATCGTAACGTATTTGAATTTGTTGAGGATGGCAATGTTGTCGATAATAGATTAGTTCTTGGTGCTGTTGATGATGCTTTGAAAGAAACATTTTCTTATACACCTAAACACGGAGAGTTTGGTCATACTTTTGTAAAAGCTATGGAAAGTACTAAACCCCTTAGTTCTTTAATTCTTACACCATTTGCTAGATTTACCGTTGGTGCAATAAAACATACGTGGGACTATAGCCCATTTAGTGTGTCTGGTAAGATAATTGGTAACATGAATAGAAGGGCATGGGAAAAAGAACAAGGCTCGTTGTTAGAACGTCTAGGTAAAACTGTTTTAACTGGTGATGAAATGCGACAAGCTTGGGGTAAAAGCACTGTCGGAACAGCTATGTTTATAGCAGCAGATCACTATTTACATACAAGAGATCAAGGCACTCCTGTAAGCATACCGGGAGCGGAAACACTAAGATCTCTTGATATACCAGTACCCGATCAAGTTAGATTAACAGAAGTTAAGAGCAATATTCCGTGGAATGAAATAGACGGTATAACACAAGACGCAGAGTTTCCAGTTGCTCCATATCTAGCTTTTGCTTATCTTGTAAGAGTTGCTACTGGAAAAGAGCAACCTGTTAGGTTTGATGTAGAACGAGCAATGTCTATGTTGACAAGCTTAAATGCTCGGCAATTAGATCAAACAACCTCAGTGATTAGGGCTGCGGCAGATAAGCTAACACAGCTAGATAAAACAGAAGGTGATTCTGTTGGTGCTATGATGAAAAGAGATTTTGCTGCGGAGACACTAGGTGATATAGTTGGTTCTTTCTTAACTCCTTTACGTCAGCTTAAAGATTTAAGTGACGCATTTTCTGTAGAACCTACTATTACAGATGTACCATCCGCTTTTGAAGAGGCAGATTTTGAAGAAGGTGTAGCACAACAGATGGCAAGAGGTTTGCCTACTGAAGCATTTGGGTATGATTTAAGAGAACAGGAAATATTGGGGTATAAACTTATTGAAAGACAAGCGCCGTTAAAAAACTTTTTATTATTTCCACACCACGTTAAACACAGAAATAAACCAATACTTAGGTTTGTTGGTAGAAACTACGGTCAAAAACAAACCGATCTTGAAAGAACTATTCGTGGATTAGGTATTGACCAATCAGAACTTTTACCTAAGTCCGGTGCATCTGCTAGAGTTTATAACGCGGAAAGACAGTTTTATGCTACTCTAGCAACGGAGGGTTTAACTAATATGATAAACCATCCTAAATTTAAACAAATGTCTGTATCCGATAAAAAGGCTTATATATTAGAAAATATAAAAGACTTTAAAGAACAAGCACGTGCCGACGCAAAAAATTATAGTAGAGATCATGGGGAAGAAAAATTTGATGCAGCAGCGGAAGCATTTAAAAATCTTCCTAAGAATGCTACAAAAGAAGAAATGTACGACGCTATATATACACTACAGTATTACGCACACTATGGTATAGTAAGTGACCACGCAAAGAACGAATGGCTCAGAGAATCAAAAGAATATAATGTTAAAAATGTAGAAGAGCATTTTAGAGAAATGCACTTTAAAACCATAAAAAAATTAGAAAGTAATCCCGAAGAAATAGACGGTGTTGAATGGTTATACCTACGTGGTGAAACCATTGCTGACCAAAGGACATTCGGTCTTGCTACCCAATATAGTAAGTTTTTAAGGGGAGAAATTAAGAAAGAGGGTAAAGATATGATGGAAAGTAGGGACTAATAATAGCCCTACCTATTATCTCCAGATCCACCAATCTTACCACGTTCTTTACGTGAGTTAAGTTTATCCATATTATTTTTAGCTATGCGACCTAGAGACATATCTAGGTCCGTAGCGAGAGCAGATAAGTACCATAGTACGTCGCCAAGTTCAGCAGCAATCTGTTCTTTAAACTCTATTGAGTTTCTCCAGTCTGCTGGAACACCATCTCTCACAAGCTTCTTAATCTTATTGGCTACCTCACCTGCCTCACCAGTAAGCCCCAATGCTGGGTACATTAACTGAGTGTTAGTAGGGTAGATGGCAGTTGTCTTACAAAACTTTTGATACTCTTCAAAGGTCATAGAAGCGCCTTTCTCTTCCATAAATCTTTTAACGTCGTCTTGCAGAGTCACGTAGTTTCTCCAAATTGTCAAAGTAGGCTTTGTTGTAGCCTCTCTGCCATTCACGTGCCCGCATGGTATGCTCTTTGTATGGGCAGGCAGTTACAATAACTGTTGCATCACCTACTCTCCGTAACTTTTGGTTCTGCGTAAAAAAAGCCTCGTACCCCGTTGTGTATTGGGGGTACAGAGGATCTTCTTTTTCTTCTTGTTTATTTTTTTGTTTCTTATAATTCTGTTTCATATAGCGTCCTGTAGTTCAGAAATCTTGACGTTATAACAGTCTGCTTTTATGACAAAACCGTTAGCAGGATCTATATCTCCTTTGTCAAATCTTTCAGCAATTTCTAAATATTTATCTTTGGGTAAAATTCCTAAGTACCAGCCAACGCTTAGATCATTCTTTACCCTGACAAAAGCATAAGCGTCACACTTCTGCTTAGTATTATAAGCAGCTACACTACAGTCGTAGTGAGATAGAGGTGTGACACTTGTGCTTTTTGTTTTTACGTCTACTTTAGTACCGTCTTCTAGTACAAGATCATAGTCGTATGTATTTGTAGCTTCTCCTCCTAAACATGACAGAGCTATTTCTTCACCAATAAAACCTACAAGGTTTCCCTTTCCTCTAGTTATTGAGTTTCTTAATAGACCGAGTTCTTTAGCTTTAACACGAGCATTATCAATAATATCGGTTGTTATCTCAATTTCTCTCAAGGTACGTCCTTCATAGTTCCGGTTATCTTAGCGACTGGCGATGTCAACGACTTCGCAGACGCCTGCGGTACACGCGAGTTCTTGCGAACCCGTTGTAGTATCTTCCCTTTCATATTCCCTAAGTTTAGTCCAGTCAATAGCTTTGGGCATCTTTGCCTTAAGCGTTTTATAGTCCTCTTCAGAACAATCTTGATATGGAGCTTGTTTATAAGAATGTTCAGTATGAGGCAAGAAACTAATACCTGATATACTGTCAAAATTTTCATAGACCCAATCTCCCACTTTAAGCCACTCATCTTCTCGCACACTTACTGTGATACTAGGCTTATGTTCACACCAATGGTTCTGGTACGTAAGCCATAGCTCCAGATGTTCTAATGCGGTTAGATCATTACGACACACAGCATTGTCAGGAGACTTCATAGGAAACGAGAATACTGTCGTGCTTTCTGGTTTCATAAAGTCTGGCTCTGCTGGTATACCGGATTCAATCATAAACTGTGTCATAGGATCTTTATTGTCAGCACGCACTGTACGAATGTAGTAAGGATTATGCCGAGCGTGTATGCCACTAGCACTATCAACTAGCTGTGACACAGTACCACTAGG